CCCCGCAACAGCAGGAACCCCGCAACTTCTGCCCCCGCTGCGGTAAGCGCACGGCTGACTTGACAGTGATACACACCTGCACGCCACCGCGTGGATTGGAGATGACATGAACGAACTGGACATTGAACTTATAAAAAAAGCTGGATTTATCTTGTTTGATGAATATAGCGACGCTATGCAAAATAGTCTCAAGCTCCTCGTCACTTGTGTCCGTGCCGACGAGCGTGAGGCTTGTGCATTGATATGCGATGAACACGCCGATGATCCTGTTTATTGTGGCGCAGCAATACGCGCAAGGGGGAATACATGAACAAACGAGACCAAGAGCTTTTAGAACAGGCTGGGGTTGGTGATAACTGGAATAAGGCAGACTGGTACAGCATGAGTCCAAAAATGATTGAAAAGTTCGCCGACCTCATCCGTGCCGACGAGCGTGAGGCTTGTGCAAAGGTGTGTGAGCAAACAGACGAAGAATTTGAGGGGCCAGATCAATGGGATTGGCACTCGAAAGATTACGCCAAAGCAATCCGAGCAAGGGGAGCAAATGACTGAACAACGCTACCTAGCCGGAGGTCAAGAGTTCTTCTACCCCCACGCAGGCGACCCACCGGCCCCTGAGAGTACCAAGCTGCTGCTGCTCACGCGCGGGGGCATCTGCACCACGGGAACGTGGAACCACAACTGGTGCTTGGGCTGGCTACCGCTACCCAAGCGCAACATGGACAAGGAAGACAAGAAGTGAAGAAGTCAAACCAGACCCCGCTGCGCGCTATGCTTCGGCTGTACGCCGATGGCCTCACCGCAGCCCAACTATCCCGCGCGACCGGCCTAGACATAGACGGCATCAACCGGTCCCTCAAGTGCATGCCCGACGCCTACATCGACCGGTGGTCCGCCGACGGTCGTCGCCGGTACTACAGCGCCGTCTGGTGCGTTGTCGTGCCCCCAGCAAACTGCCCCAAACCCAACCAAAAGGAAACACCGTGAGCACCACCCTACTGAACGAGCTGCAGCAGCAACGCCTGCGCGACTTGGCCAAGACCCCCATCGCCCTCGCGGCCTACGTGTCCGACCTGCAGGACCAGTACCCCGAGGCCTTCCACAGCACCAAGGCAAGCATGGAGAAGCGCGTGTTCATGGACGAGCCCATGCACGTCATCCACTACGCCCGCTTCGTGCGCCCGGAGAAGGACTCCCCCATCAAGATCGTGCCGGTGAAGTCATGAGTAGCGATTACCCGATTGAATACACACAGCACGTGATCGTGGGTAAGAACCCCGACACCGAATACGGGCACTGGGTGACTGAGGTAGAAGCCGTAACGAATTTTGCATGGCAACTAGAAGAATTGCTAAAGGGCGCAGAAGGCAAACTCCTGTTTATTCGCCGAGCGCCAAAGCTGGAAAGCCATAGCTTGTTTGATATGGACAAACCCGTTTACGCCATGATTGGCAGATTTTCAATCGGCCAACTCAAGGAGAAGAACACATGAGCACGCGCCTGTCCGACATCACCGGCATCGAGCTGGCCTGCTACGCCGCTGGCAGCCAAGCCAAGCTGGCCGACCTGCTGGGCTGCAGCCAGCAAAACGTCAGCATGTGGCTGCGACGTGGCTGGGTGCCCGTGGACCGCGTGGTGGAGATCGAGCAGGCAACCGGCGTGGACCGCAAGCTGCTGATCAACCCCAAGCTGGTCAACCTGCTGACCCCGCCCGAAGCGTTCTGATACACTGCCGACCGAACCCGGCTAGGGGTGGGGTAGCTCCCCACGCTGAAAGCGCTTTATCCACGCCCGCCGCAGTTCCTTCATCTTTGGATAGCACACGGATAAAAAATGTCACTCCCAATATTTGACCTTCCCCCCATCGGCAAGGTCTTCAACGGCGCCAACATCCCCGCCGAGCTCAAGGCTATGCGCCGCTGGGCAGTCTGGAAGGCGGTCTGGAACGAGGGCCGCCAGAAGTACGACAAGATACCCTACAGCCCCCAGCACTACGGCCTGTCCACCAAGAAGGTGTCCGAGTGGGGCGACTTCGAGACCGCATCCAAGACCCTGTCCCTCAACCCTACCCGCTACTCCGGCCTCGGGCTGGTCCTGACCGGCCTCAAAGGCGTGGTGGGCATCGACCTAGACGAGTGTCGCACGCACGGCCAGATCGCCCCTTGGGCACGCGAGATCGTTGACACCATGGGCAGCTACACCGAGGTCAGCCCCAGCGGCAACGGCCTGCGTATCTTGGCCATAGGCGAGTTCCACACCGACTGGAACAACCACGACATCGGCATCGAGATGTACAGCGGCCACACGCCGCGCTTCCTGACCATCACCGGCGACACCAAGCTGGCCAAGCCCATGGCCCCAGCCCAGCCCGCATCCCTGCAGGCCCTGTTCGACGGCATGCGCAAGTCCACCATCAGCTCGGCCAACGTCATACCCATCGAGATGCCCGAGCTGGTCAACGAGCTGGCCCTGCCCGACGTGGCCGACATGCCCATCCCAGAGGCCACCCGCGACCTGCTGCTGCACGGCCCAAGCGATGACGTGCACGACCGCTCCGGCGCCCTGCACGCGGCGGGCGTCCAGCTCTACAGCGCGGGCTACGACGACGCCACGGTCCTGTCCATCCTCGCGGCCAGCCAGCCGGTTATGGACATCGCGCTTGCCCACCGCCGCCAAGACCCCGACCGCGCGCTGGCCTACCTCTGGGTCGAGCACTGCCAGAAGGCCAAGCCAAAGGCCACCACGCCCACCGATGTCATGGCTGAGTTCGACGACGTGTCCGCCGACCCGGAGGTGGTCGCCAGCGCAAAAAAGGCAATGGCCGCCGCCGTCATCCATGAGAACCGGTTCAATGTCGAGACGACCGCCGAGTTCGTCGTCAGACGCAAGGCCACGTGGTTGATCAAGGGCGTACTCCCGCGCGCCAACTTCGGCGTGTTCTACGGCGCCAGCGGCTCGGGCAAGTCCTTTTTCGTGTTCAACCTCGTGGCGGCCATCGCGCGCGGCATCGCGTGGCGTGGCCACAAGACCACCAAGGCCCGCGTCCTGTGGATCGCAGCCGAGGGTCAGGAGGACATGCGCAAGCGCGTCCACGGCTACTGCATGGCCGAGGGCATCGAGCCCAGCGATCTGGACATGAAGTTCATCAGCGACGCGCCCAACCTGCGCGAGCTGGCCGACGTCAAGGCGCTGGTCAAACAGATCAAGAAGCACGGCGAGTTCGACCTGATCGTGATCGACACGCTGGCTCAGGTCATGCCCGGCGGCAACGAGAACAGCGGCGAGGACATGGGCATGGTCATGGGCCACTGCAAGGAGATCACCCGCCTCACCGGCGCCATGGTGTCCCCTGTCCACCACAGCGGCAAGGACGAGTCCCGTGGGGCGCGCGGCTGGTCAGGCCTGCGCGCGGCCTGTGACTTCGAGTTCGAGGTCATCCGGGCCGACGAGGACCGCGTGGCCACCGTCACCAAGATGAAGGGTGGGGCGGACGGCGCGGAGTACGGCTTCCGGCTGCAGACGCTGGTGGTGGGCCAAGACGAGGACGGCGACGACGAGACGACCTGCGTGGTGGAGTTCACCGACAGCAGCCGGGCGTCCGTAGCCGCGTCCAACGGCCCCGGCGGCAACAACCAGAAGCTGATTTTGGACAAGGCCAAGGGCATGTTGGAGCTTGCGGGCGCCGGGGTTACGTTCAACGAGATCGTCTCGGTGGTCTGGCCGCTGTACCCACGTGGCGACGAGACCAAGCGCGACCAGCGCAAAACCAACGTCGGGCGGGACCTGCGGGTGCTCATTTCGAGCGGTTTTCTGGCCCAAAACGACGCCGGTGTGGTCAGTTTGCCCGTGAAAGCTGGCGCGTAATGTTTTGCATGTTTGTAAAAAATAGCTTGCTTCAAATGCTTCAAGCTGCTTCAGAAGGCTTCAGAAGCAGTGCAAGTTGCTTCATTCGCTTCACCCCTATATATAGGGTGAAGCGTGAAGCAGGGTTTTGAAGCTCTTGTATGCAAAAAACAACGGATTGAAAATAAATTAAATATTTTTTGATGCGGGTGGTATTTACAACAAAACCCTTGTATACTTCATCCATCGCAGCAAACGATGCGGTACTTCTCAACACAAACACATTGGAGTAAAAAATGGCTAAAGCAAAACTGGTGGTGGAATTGAACGAAGGCTCTGCAGACCGTCTGGGCATGCTGCTCGCACAGATCGCTGACCTGACCGCAGAGGCCGATGGCATCAAGACCGCGATCAAGCTGTCGGGCGCATCCCTCGAAGGCTCGTTCTTCAAGGCCACCTTGGTGGACATGGATCGCAAGGTCTTCGACAAGGAGTTCTTCATCAAGGACCAAGGTCCTGATGGTGCGGCCATCTACGATGCCTACACCAAGAACACTGTCTGCGTGTCAGTTCGCGTTACATCCCGCTAAACCCCCCGCCCCCTCGGGGGCTCTTTTTGAAAGACCTCATCATGATCCGCTTCGCATCCTCCACCAAGCAGTCCGAGTTCCGTTCCGCTTACCCCCTGTCCAACGCACAGATCGCTTTCCACGCCCCCAGCGTGATGGCAGACGAGGCTCACGAGTCCCGTGGCGACCGCTACGCCTTCATCCCCACCATTGAGGTGATCGAGGGCCTGCGCGCTGAGGGCTTCGAGCCCTACGAGGTTCGCCAGACCCGCGTGCGTGACGCTGGCAAGCGTGAGCACACCAAGCACATGGTGCGCATGCGTCACCACAGCCAGATCAACACTAAGGCCGAGGTGCCCGAGGTCATCCTGCTCAACAGCCACGACGGCAGCAGCAGCTACCAGATCATGTCGGGCGTGTTCCGTTTCGTGTGCAGCAACGGCCTGATCGCTGGCGACATGTTCAACAACATCCGCGTTCGCCACACCGGCAACGTGGTGGGCGATGTGATCGAAGGCGCGACCCGGGTGCTGGAGGACGCCAAGCAGATCGGCTACCGCATCGACGAGTACAAGGGCATCATGCTGGGCCAAGACGAGCAGCAGGCGTTTGCCAAGGCCGCGCTGCAACTGCGCTGGGGTGACGACGCCCCGATCAACACCAACCGCCTGCTGGCCGCCCACCGCCACGAGGACGTCAAGGGCGACCTGTGGACCACGTTCAACCGGGTGCAGGAGAACATGCTCAAGGGCGGCGTGCCCGGACGCAGCTCGACCGGTCGCCGTACCACGACCCGCGCGGTCGGCGGCGTCAACGAGAACGTCAAGCTCAACAAGGCGCTGTGGACGCTGGCCGACAGCATGGCCGCCCTGAAGCTGGACAAGGCCACCGACGAGTTCGTGGCCCAGTACGAGCACTCATTCGCATAACCAACCCGGCCCCTTCGGGGGCCACCTTTAGGAGAAGACCATGAACATCCGACCGTTAACCGCAGCCGAACGGCTGCACCTGCAGTGGGCCGAGCGCGAACGCTTGGCCTACATCGAGAACCACCCCGACGCGGGGCTGCTGGGCGAGCTGGTGGACGCACAGCACGATCTGGGGTTGGCATGGGACGAAATAGACGCGCTGGAGTCCAAATGAGCACCACCAACCCCAAACCAGCCGCCAAGCGCGTCAAAACGGCCATTGTGGCCCCCACAGACTCCGTCATGGAGTGGCGCATGCCTGCCGAGGTCGCCGACTGGATTAAGCAGGCAGAAGCCCGTCTGACGTTTCTTACATCCAAGGTGGACGAGTTGAAGGCCGAGAACACGGCGCTCAAGCGCGCGAACAAGGTCATGGAGCAACGCGTAATGGGCCAATCACAGGAGTAGACGATGCAAAAAGAACTGAGCCCCCTCGCCCGGCAACTGCTGGGCACCAACAACCACGTGAAATTTTTCACCCAGCAGGAGTTCGACGAGGCGCTGGCGCTGGCCAAGGCGGAGATGATGACCGTGGCCATCCAGACCACCAAGCACGCCATCGCCATCGAGAACGAGGCCTGCGCGGAGCTGGCCGACAACTGCGTCAACATCGAGGAGCTGGGCGAGACGATCCGGGCGCGCTGGAAGAAGCCAGTGGTGCAGTAGGGTAAACACCTAGAAAATAATTTTTCGGAAGCGGCTTTTACTGTAACTTCGTGTTACAGTAGAGGCTCTTCAACACACCCACACAGGAGATCACCATGGAACACACCACAATCACCACAGAGCGCGGCAGCCGCATCAGCGTGGACAAGTACGATTCTTGGGACACACCCCACGAGGTCTGGCTCAACATCGCCCTGCCCATGGCCAGTGCCAGCGCGGTGATGACCAAGGCGCAGGCCAAGGAGCTGGCCGCAGCCCTGATCGCATTCGCGGAGGCAGCATGAGCTACGCACAATGGCACCAGACCTTCGCGCAGAAGGTCCGGGACTACGACTGGCACACTTGCCGCCGCGCGCTGTTTGACTGCCACGACACCCTGAACATCTGGGGCGACAAGATCGCCACGGACTACGCAACAAAGCTCTGGGCCGAGATCGACGCCTTGCGCGAACGCCAAGCCAAACTCACCAAGCAAGGAGCAACAGCATGAAAATCCAAGAGAAGATGGACAGGGTAGAGGCCGAGACCATCGCGCTGATGGACTACTTGGACAGCCGCAACCTGCGCGCTGACGTGGGCATATCGGCCCTGATCAGCGCGCTGACCTCGGTGTCAGCCATGCTGGACCTGCCCATGGACGCCATCACGGATGCGATGCAGCAGGCCCGGACCATACGGGACGAGCTGTTCAGCAGCGAGGGCAAATCACTGCACTAGGGTAAACACCTAGAAAATAATTTGCGGAACAGGGGTTTTACAACAAAATCCTTGTATACTCTGGTCATACCAACACACACCGGAGTTAAACATGACCAACGCAACAAACCAAATTCGCGGCAACTGCCAATGCTGTGGCCGCCAGCAAGCCGTCATCGGCGGCTTGATGTCCAAGCATGGCTACACCGTTGAGCAGGGCTGGTTCAACGGCGTTTGCTCTGGCCGCAACCATGCCCCCATCCAAGTCAGCCGCGTTGTGACGGATCAAATCATTGCCAGCATCAACGCAGAAATTCCTGAGCTGATCGCCAAGGCAGAAAAAGTGCTGGCCGGTGAGATCACCCCCAAGACCGTGAAAGTTTTCCGCAAGCAAGAGATTCCCTTTGAGCAGGGCGACCGCCGCCAACAAAGCGAAGCCCGCACAGCTCTGGAGTGGGCCTACCGCAACCGCGCACGCGCTGGCAAGAACTTTGCAGACGAGATGGCCAAGATCGCGGACAAGTACCACGGCCAGCCGCTGGTCGAAGTGAGCAGGTAAGAGCAGGGGGCCACGGCCCCCAGCCCCTTGCGCTAAACTCCGGCCAACGCGCTGAGAGATGCGCTAGGAGCAGAACATGGCAACAGGCAAGAAAGAGCGGCGTCCACCGGACAATCCGCATTACCCGAACAAAGAGAAGATCAAGGACCAGCTCGCGGCGTGGCTGTCAGAGGGCAACACGCTGCAGGATTTCTGCCGTCAAGAGGGCATGCCCTCGTTCAGAACGATCTACAACTGGCAAGCAGAAGACAAAGACTTTGATGCAAGTATCGTGCGCGCGCGTAATATAGGCCACGATGCAATCGCCGAATACTGCCTGCATTTGGTGGACAAGGAGCCGCTCGAAGTGTTCGACGAGGCGGGCAATAAACGCTACGACCCCGGCAGCATTGCGTGGAAGAAAAGCCAGATCGAGACGCGCCTGAAGCTGCTGGCCAAGTGGAACCCCAAGAAGTACGGCGACAAGACGATCCTTGCAGGCGACGACGAGGCACCCGTGGTAGTCGAGGCCAGCTTCGACATCTTCGGCGAGCTGCTGAAGAACCTCGCCCTCACCCGCCAAGCCGAGAAGTGAGCAGCGCCGTCGCCCTGCTGC